CATTACAACCACAATCAGTTTGTGGCGCTATAAAAGTTCCACTAGTAATTGTTTCTTGTTGTCCACAAGCTGTTAATAAGAGTAAAGCAAATATAAGCAGTGTAAACATTATTTTTTTCATTTTATTTTGCTCCATAAACGTCTTTCAGCCCATAAGAATTTTGTTGTTAATCTTTTTACTTCACCTGTTTTAAATGCTTCAAATTTTACTTCTCTGTTTTTTGCAAATATTCCAAATAAGTATTCAGTCTTTACTGTTTTTAATATAATACTATTTTCTGTTATTGTTTCTATAATTAATATTCCTGTTTCTTCTTTGTTTTCTATACTATTTATTACTAATTGTGCTTCATTATCTAATATTCCATCAGCCATTATTAATTTAGCATTTGGGTCTAATGTTGCTGAACTTGTTCCACCTGTTGGTAAAGCGCTTACAACACTAATAAGACATATGAATACAAATAAATATAATATTTGTTTCATTTTTTAACCTCTATTCCGTAAGCTTTTAACTCATCTTCTGTGTGTTCATTTGGACAATACGCGTGTTCTCCTGAAAGATATCCACATACTGGACATACACTAAATGTTGGTGTTATACTAAAATATGGCATATGACTATTTTTTGCTATTCTTTTTACTAAATCTCTACACGTTTGCCATTTTGGTATTTCTTCACCTAAATAAAAGTGTAATACTGTACCACTATTATATAATACTTGTAAGTCATCTTGATGGTTTATTGCGTCAATAATATCTGTTTCTCCATCTGGACTAATATGTGTACTATTAGTGTAATAGGGTGCACTTTCTGTTCCTGATGTTATTATTCCTTCACAATGTTCTCTATCATATTTTGCGAATTTAAAAACTGTGCTTTCTGCTGGTGTTGCCTCTAAATTATATAGGTTTCCTGTTTCTTCTTGAAATCCTAATATTATTTTTCTTAAAAATTGTAATGTTTCTACCATTAAAGCTTTACCTTCTGGTGCTTTAATATCTTTGTTTAATAAATTAAGACATGCTTCATTGCCCCCAAGAACTCCAATCGTGCTAAAATGGTTTCTAAAATGACCTAAATATCTTTTGAAATAAGGATATAAGCCTTTTTTCATTTGGTCTTCAATAAAAACTCTTTTAATTTCGTGAGCCACTTTTGCAATGTTCGCATATTTCTTTATTAACTCAAAATACTTTTCTTTACTTCCCTTTGCTTCATACGCTAAACGTGGGAGGTTTAGTGTTATTACTTGTATACTTCCTGTAGCTGCTCCAGCTCCAAACAACCCGCCTGTGTGTTTTTGTAATTCTTTCTTATCTATTTGTAATCTACAACACATACTGTAAACGTCTGTTGGGTCTAAGTCGCTGTTTAGAAAGTTTTGAAAATAAGGTGTTCCATACTTTCCTGTTGCTTTAAATATTATTTGTGCAATATCGCTGTTCCAATCAAAGTTTTTTGTTAAATTGACTGTGATTATTGGAAACGTGAAGGGTTGTCCTGTTGCGTCTCCTTCCATCATTATTTCAAACATTGCTTTATTAATCATATCCATTTGTTCTTGACAATCTCCATAAGTAAAGTCTGCTACGTCTTTGCCTATGATTGGTTTATCATTTTTGAACATGTCTGGACATTGTGCGTCCAATGTTATGTTTGTGAATGGTGCTTGACTCCCCCAACGATTAGCTATGTTTAAGTGGTATACGAAGTTTTGAAATGCTTGTTTAACTTCATCATATGATAGTCCATCTTTCTTAATGTATGGTGCTAATAATGTGTCCATATTTGAGAATGCTTGCGCTCCAGCTGCTTCCATTTGCATTATTCCTAAATAGTTGACCATTATGTTAATGACAGAATTTAAGTGCTTTGGTGCGCTTGTATTTATCTTCCCTGGCACTCCATTAAGACCCTCAGCTAAAAGTTTTCGTAAATCATGACCACAACAATAAACGGTTGGATAACCAACATCATGTAGTTTAATATGACAGCTTTTGTGAGCATCTTTTATTTCTTCTGAGAATACGTGTTCTAGCATATATTCTTCAAATGCGTCCTCTGATACTCTTAATGATAAGCCGCTAAAGCTATAACCAGTGTTAGCGTTCTCTTTTACTCTCCAATCAGCCTGAGATAAATATCCCTTTATAGTGTTTTTTATGTCCATATTTTTAGTCCTCAATTTCAGAAGCAATATAGTTATGTAGTATACTTCTGATATTTAAATGTTTCTATTTAGTTGATTTTGTATTAAACTCCAACCGCCTCTTTGCCCGCATGCAAGACATATAAATGTTCGTTTACACGCTTTTGACCTATTTATTTTGCCTACAGTTTTACATATTGGGCAAATAACATCGTTTATTCCAATGGTTGTCATTATAGGCTTATATGCACGTCTTTTTTCTTACCAAACAATTTAATTTTAGCAACACCTAATTTTCCTGGAGCCATATTTTTAGCTTGTGCATATCCTCCGTATTTCAGGAAGTGTCCTGTTATTACGTAGTGTTTCTTTTCTTTTACTATTTGTTTGTTTCCTATGTCTACTCTGAAATATTCTGTGCTATGGTTCATTAATTCATGTACGTGTCCCATTAATACTATATCTGCATTTACGAAACTTCCACATTTGATTACTGCGTTTAGTTTTCCTGCTGGTGTTAATGACCCTGTACTTCCATGGTGTGCATAGATAATATAATTAATTTCTTTAATTCTTGCTTTGATGAAACACGTTGATTCTCCATATGGTATGCCTAATGCTTTTGCCATTAGTTTGGTTACATCTATACTTGTGTTCATTCTTATTCGTTCTTCGTGGTTTCCTGCTAGCATACACCATATTTGTTTTTTGATAGGAGTTAATATATCTATCATATAGTCTATTTGGTTTTCGGGTGTCATATCGTTGTCGAAGGTTCCTGCTCCAACACTATTTTTTAGCCCGGCGTCAATCAGGTCGCCCATTAATACTACTCTTACGTTTTTGTTTTCTTTTACCCATTTGATTTGTTTTTCAAATGCTTCTCTGTCAAAGTCCATTGAGCCTGCGTGTGCATCTCCAATTGGTACTAGACTTATATCTCCTTTTTCTTCTATTTTAATTAGTTTCATTTGTTTTCACCTTCTAGTTCTATTAATAAATCAACGTAATGTTTGATTTTTTCTAAATCTCTTATTCCGTTTTTGTGTCGCCATCTACATATGTATTTGACTATATTCCCTTCTATAAATGTTAATTTGTTTTTTTCACTAAATTCTACTGGTTGTATTGCAAAGTTTTTGTAATGGTTTCCATCTACTTGTTTATCTAATGCTTTTGTCATTTTCGTATCTCCTTATTATTTCTTCTGTTGATAAAGCGTGACATTCTTCACATACAAGTTCTCTGTTTACTTGTCCGTTTCTTTCTCTATAAGATACTCTTAATGGTTTTTCTTCTTGACAATGTTTGCATTTCATAGTATTTCCTCTATTTTATAATATATAGGTATGTTTAAACGTTCTGCGTGTTCTTTTTCTGTTACTGCTCCTTTACTTTGTTCCCATCCTTCTAACATAAGTATTCCGTCACATCCTTCTATCATTATTAAATCGCCTTCAATGTATTGATGATATTTTGCTTTACAATCAATTTCAAAATTTGTTGTGTTTAAGTGTGGACATAACGCTGCGAACCCGTTATCCCATAATTGTATAGCCATATTTCTGGCTTTAGTTATGTTTTCTGTTATTCCTTCTAGTGTGTCTGCTGTGTATTTACCGCTTATGTATATTAGTTTCATGTTCTTCCTCCTTATCTAAATTCCATAACATTCCAAACTTGTCGCATTGTTTTGGACAGAACCCATGTTCTATCATTGTTTTACAGCTTGGTATAGGATATTGTTTGGCTATTAGTGCTCGCCATTGTCCTTTACAATTTCCTTCATTCATATGCTCTCTTTCTTTATCAGTTAACATAATGTCTAATTGGTGTTTTGCATCTCTTTCATTATGAACTCCTAATAAGAAACTTCCTAATAAGAATCTAGGATAGTTTCCCTTTGTTTTTAGTCCGCTTATTTTATGTATGCACGGTGGGTATTGTTTCATAATATGTTCTGTTATTAAATATTTGTTTCGTTTTTGCATTGGTGGCTCTCCAGCTTTGTAATAGTCTGGATTTATTTCTTTTACCCAATATTTCATATCTAATGGTGTTAATTCTGATGTTCTTAATTTTCTTTCTGCTGAATTAGCCATTATTGTTTCTGCTTTATCATTAATTTTAATATCTACTGACCACGCATTTGTTTGTGAATTAATACTTCCAGTAGCTACTATCATTGTGCTAATCATTTGTGATGTGATTACTTTATCGCCTCTGTATTGTAATATTTCAAGTAATCTATCTCTTAACATTTTGATAAAACCATATGAGCCTTTATATCTGCCTAATATTCCCATGTATTCTTTTTTCATAGGTATTAATGCTATACATTCTATGTGCCAACCGTCAAATCGCCAACTAAATGCTTTTGGATAGACTAATTCTATCATTTTCATAAATTTAATTTCGTCATTTAATGTTCCATGTTTTAGTATATTCATTCTCATTGTGAAGATACAAGAGCCATCTATTCCATATCTGGTTCTTCTAACTTCGTCGTGGTTTACGTCTATTTCTATTTCATTGTTCAGAACACTTGGTATATTATTCGTATTTATTGATATACGTTCGGCGTTGTGACAAAAATTATCTATGTGTTTCATTTTATTCGTCTATTTCTGTTTCAAATTCCATTTGGTATTGTGTTTCAGTCAGTTTAATTAACGCTTTTGCAGTGCTATCTATTGCAAATTGTAATGCGTCGCCGTCCTGTTTTGGTTTTATGTCTAGACTATAATTATATTCAATTACGTCTGCTATTCTTTCCAAAATTATTTCTTTGCTCATTTTTGTTTCCTCCTTGGTAATTCTAGTTTTCCGAATTGTTCAAATCCTCTAACAATATCGTTTGCTAAATGTTCATCTTGTATTTCTGTATATTCTTCTGTTAATTCTTGTGTTATTACTATTCGTCCATGTACTAATTCGTGAAATAGTATGTTTGCTTTTTCTTCATCGTTTTTTGTTAAAAAACCAACTCCTAATTTTACGTTTAAACTTTTTTCTAGTACGCTTGTGTCTATTTCTGCAAGGGCTGCTCCCATTTCTACGGCTTCTGTTTTAATCCATACTTTCCATTCACTTAAACCCATATACTTTTTATGTCCATTTAAAAAATCTAAGTATTGTTTTACTTCTTGTTTTGGGATTGTTTTTTCTCCACCTTCTTTCTTTTTTTCTTTTATCATTTTTGAAACGCTCCTAAATTTGTTTGTTCTTTGTTTCTTTTAGTTAATTCTCTTTTTCTCCTATCGCCTTCTGTTTTATCAAATTCTGATAAGTCCCACTCCCAACCTACTGCGTTAAATATGTTTTCTAGTTTTTTCTTAAACGTGACTTCAATCATTCTATTCCAGTCTACAACTACTTTATCTGGTATTTTTTCATCATATGCTATGCTTTCTATTATATATTCTTTGTCGTGCCATCCAATCCCGCTTTTATAAAGGTTCATTGTTATCGTGTCTGGCATGTTTGCTATGCTTTCTATCCACACAAATTTAGGTTTTGAGCCTTTTCCGAATGTTGTGTTGAAATGTTTATTTGAGTATGCTGCACCTTTTATTATTGGTCCTGGTACTCCGTATTCTTCTAATGGTTTGCTTATTCCTTTTGGAAACCCTATTTCTTCATCGGTATATTTACGGTCTTTCATGTCCTTTATAAGTCCCTTTATAAAGCTTTTGGTTTCTTCTTCTGATTTGTTATCTAATATCATTTTTAATGCACCAATCTGTGCATCTTTACTTGGTTTATTACTGTCGCTTCGCTTAGCGTCAAATCCTTGAATGTGTAATTTGTTATCTGGAGCGAATCCTTTTTTATCTGTCCATGAATTGTAAAACGCGTATCTTTTTTTAGCGTCTGTAAACAACATTCTTCTTAGCATTTTTTCAAATTCTATTTCAATATAATTTTTACAACCAATACTATTATTGTATTCTTCTAATTTTTTGTTAATCATTTCTGTAAGTTCAAATCCTTCATTAACCGCTTTAACGGCTTCACTATGCTTACTTAATAAGTATACTGAATCTGTATCACCATATACTACTTTGTTTCCTGCATCTCTTACCCAGTCTCCAATCATTTTAATTAAGTATACTCCCATTCCTGTGACTGCTTCTGCTACTTCTGTTTTATAAAGTCTGCTTCCTTTAAATCCTAAGTAACCATAAAAACTATTCATTAATATCTTTGTTGATATTTGTCTTTGGTTCCATAATTGAATACCATCTTTATCATCATTGTTAATGCTTTCTTTTAATAATCCTTTATAATGGTTTCTCTCGTCGGCAAGTTCTCCTAAGTATCTTGGGATTAATCCAACTTTATCTTGTTTAAAGCTTAATCCTTTAACTGGTAATTTGATTACTCCACCAACGGTTTCATAACTTATGTTGTATGTCTTAATTATGTTTGGGTACATACTTTTAATATCTAGTACACTTATGTTGTCGTATACGCCTGGTGTTGGGTCTACAACGAATGCACCTTCAAACTTATCTCCCGTATTTTTCTTAGCTGTTGGAAGTATGAACTCTTTGTTTAGTCGTTTTAGTAAATAACCATCTATAAGTGCCGTCGTTCTGTATACTTCATCAAATTGTATATGACATTTTCGTCTTAGTTCGTCAAAGAAATCTATTACTTTACATTTCTTGTCTAGTTCGTCTAATAATTCTACGTCTACTTTGTTATATTCTATTAGTTTATCAGGGTGTTCTTTCCACAATATATTAAATGGCATGTGTTCTAATTTACCGTGGTTTAGTACTTCGTTTGCTACGTTATCTAACGCGTATGATGATAAGTTTGGTAAACCACCATATTTTCTCCATAATTTGTATGCTGTTAATAAGTCTAATGCTACTAAGCCTTTGATTGTTATATAGAATTGATTATTTTTTTTACTTTCTCTTACGTCTACACTTCTTAATGGACTTAATCTTTTGTAATCAACTCCAAGCCTGTCACATCTGTTTATGATATATATTAAATCGAAATTAATTAGGTTCCATGCTGTTACTATGTCTGGTGATTCTTGCATAAAATAGTTCATGAAATCATTGAGCATTTCTGTTTCGTTTGTGAAACATTTTGCTCCTTCTACTGTTTTGGTTTCGTGATATAGCCATGTTTTGGATTTGTCTCCTATTTTGGCTGTCATACATGTTATTTCTTGATTAGCTGTTTTAATGTCTGGGAATAGTCCGTCTGTTGCGCTGGTTTCAATATCTAAAAAGCATACTTTTAATTGTGCGTCTTTGTTCATTTCACAAGCGTCTATTGTGTATCGGTCATGAAATGGTACGTCTGCTTCCCACGTTTTGTAATGTATTCGTTCTATTTTAGTTCTTAATGATTGTGTTTTAATTGGATGATTATATATTACTTTTTTTACTGGTGTTCCTTCTATGCTTGTGAATCCTTTTTGAACACTTAATATTCCGTCCCACATTTCTAATGGACAAGCGTCATCTACGAAAAAGTATGGTTTATATTTCCTTATTTCTTTAATATTTTTAGTCCCATCACTATTTCTATGAAATTCGTATATGCTACAGTTTGGTCCTTTGCTTACGCTTTCTACTTGGTATATCATATTTAATTCCTGTGTTCGCTCATAAAAGCAACCATTTTATATTTTGCTTTTTTACTATAACAACGATATAAACTGTTACTGCAAGGTTCTTTTCCTCTATAATCACATACTACGTCGCCTGATGTTAGTTTAACGTTGCAATATATTTCGCCACTACTCAGTTCGTATAATTTAAATCCTGGATTTTCTACTTTGTCATCATCGCATATTTGTTGTAATGTTCTTGGGGTTTTATCCATTTTTATCCACTAAAATACTACGTAATCTATTGCTAACATTAAAAACGCTAGTTTCCAGTCCCAGCTAATGGATAAACTAGCTAGACATACGAACCCATATATTAATGTTACTAACATAGTAATAACCTCTTTAACTCATCATCCAAATCTCTTGTTGTTGTGAGTTTTTTTTCTTTTGGTGCTTCTGTATCATTTTTTAATATCCTTTCATTACTTTTTTTATTGTCATTGCGCCGCCAGTTTCTTTCTTAACTATTTTCTTTTTCTTTGTTGTTTTAACAACTTCTAAACTTACTTCATCAATAGATACTCCTTCTGGTACTTTATTATCTTTACCAACTTTTGGTATTACATCATATTGAACGCAGCCATTAATAAATTCTGTTCTTGATGCCGCAACACCAATAAATCCTGTTAATTTACACTTTACTGTATCACCTAGTTCTATTTCGCTCATTTTCCTGTGCTCCCGAAACCACCTTCTCCTCTGCTGGTATCGTTTAGTTCTTCTACTTCTTCAAATTCAGCGTCTGGTAATTTACATAGTACTAATTGTGCTATTTTTTCACCTGCTCCGAATTCTACTCCTATACTATTCCTATTCCATAATAGTATACCTACTTCACCTCTATAATCACTATCTATTGTTCCAATTCCTTGTGCTACAACAGTATGTAAATTAAGTGCTAATCCACTTTTACTTCTTACTTGTAATTCGTATCCTTCTGGGACTGCTACTGCAAAACCAGTTTTTACTAATGTTGTTCTTTTTGGTGGTACCATTGTTCTTACTGGTACGAACACGTCAAATCCTGCATCAGTCTGATTTGCTTTTTTCGGGATTATCGCTTCCGGGTGTATCATTTTTATTTGTATTTTCATTTTCGTCCTCCTTACTATTATCTTTATTTTCTTTCTTAATAAATGTTTCGTCACTACTAACGAATGACACATCTTCTACTTTTCTTAAAACCATTCTTGCTATTGGCATTGCTATGTCTAACATTTGCATTGTTGGCTTAAAGTTTTTAAGATGAACTGTAATTTCTCCTTCATATCCTGGTGGGTATGATTCAATACCGCTTAATACTCCAATACCTGTTTCTTTAATAATTCTGTTCATTGTTAATATTTCTAATTCGTAGCCTTTAGGTACTTTTAAACTAATACCTGTTCGTACTTGTTGTATGTCGAATGGTCTGATTAATCTTCTTTCACCAATTCGTACCATATATCCAGCTTCATCTTCTAATTTTGTGAAGTCTGGTAAATCTTTATTTTGTTTTACATATTTTATTTCCATTTTTATTCCTCCTTATTACAATCGCATTCTAAATTCGGGACAGTTAGTTCTTCCCCACAATAACTACATCTACCATATATTGTTTTCACTTTTATTCCTCTTTTTTAGTTACTACTGAATCCAATTTCGTACCTTGTATCATAAAGGTTGCGTCTCCTGGTGGTAAGTTTGGACTATCTACTAAAACCATTTTACGCGCTCCTTTAGCCGCTTTCCTTATATATACTCTTATTGTTGCAAAATGTCCCACAATATTACCACCTATCGGTTTGTTTGGGTCGCCGAACATTGCTCCTGGGTCGCTTTGTATTTGGTTTGTTAAATACACGCCAACATTATACATATCACATAATTTACCTACTTTATGTAAGTAACCGTTTAATGTTTGTTGTCTATTCGCTAGAGTTCCTCTTCCTAAATATTCTGCTCTAAAATGATTCATTAAACTATCTATGATTAAAAGTTTAACATCATTACCATCATTAATTTCTTTTTCTACTTGTTCTGTTAATAATATTTGATGGTCGCTACTCATTGCTTTACTAACTTTGATATGTCTTAATACTTTTTCAGGGTCTATTTCGCTTCCTTCACAGAAATGTCTTATTCGGTCTGGACAGAATGTATTCTCTGTATCAATCCATATAACATAACTATCTGGGTACTTTTTAAGCGTATTCACTGCTAGTAAGTGTCCGATTTGTGTTTTACCACTTGCGAACTCTCCGTATGCTTCTAGACTTGTTCCTAGTTCTAATCCACCACCTAATAGTTCGTCTATTACTTCACAATTAGTTGGTATCTTATCTCGTTTCTCTGCTCTTTTCTTTTCTACATCTATTCCTAATTCAAATCCTAACTTACACAATTCCCGTGCTTTATTAATAATTTTTCTACTTGCTTTTTCTGTCATTCCACACAAATCTTTCATTTGTCCAGGAGTTGATGCGGCAACACTCATTAAATTTAATACGCCATTTTCTCGCATCTTTTCGGCGGTTCCAGAACCTACGCCTGGTAATTGTTCTAAATCACTCATATCCATTTTTATATTCCTCCTTAAATTGTTCAATTTGTTCTAATGTATTATTGTTATATCCATATTTTTTATGAAATAGTGAATGTATATCTTTATGTATAGTAATACCATTATTTAATTTAAATCTAATCTCTTCATTATTTGCAAAATTCTTAATGTGATGTGCTTCCAATTCACCACCAATGCATAACCCAGATATTTGGCATGTAAAATTATCTCGTTCAAATACAGACATTCTCCATACTTTATATTTATCACTTCTTCTTATGATATCGAAAATGGGTGTTACACCACCTTTCCATTGCGGGTTTAGTGGTCCTAATTTTTGTAATGATAGTTTTTCTTTTGTTTGTTGTGTAAGTTTTATTCCTGTTTTGGCTTTTGACATTCTTTTACAAGTTTTTAATGATAGTTTAACTCCTTTATGGGCTTTACTCATTTTTTCACAAGATTCCGAAGACATCTTTTTTCCTTTATTCCAAGGTATCTGTCCTTTAATACCTTTATTACATGGAATCATACCTTTTTTAAATCTACCATTATTTATCATAATTATTTTTTACCTAATATCCACAAAATGGACAACATACCCATTCTTCTTTGTCGCAATATTCGCGTAAATCATGGTGACAAGCAGTACATTCAGTTATTTCATCATATTTTATTTCAGTTGGCATTTTTTCTCTCCTTGAAAACAAATCTTTCTCCGTTTTCGGTTTGTTCATATGTTAATTCCATATTCTTATATTCTTTTTTTCCTACAATTACTTTATATAATTTAGTTCGTGAACCTAAATTTTTCCAAAAAGCTTGTATATCTTCTATCGCGTCAATTATCATTTTTTACCTTTTATATACCATCCAGCTATGTGGGAATTTATTTTTATTTCTATATCAAACATATAAATTTTACGTTTTGAATAAGCAAGATTAAAATTAGTATTTGGATTTTTAAGTAAATTCTTATATGCTACTGGACTCATATGTATTAATGTTTGTTTATTAGTACTTTTTTTTAATTCTTTTATCCATAACATTATTTTGTCAGGTGTTGGATGAGGTTCTTTTTGTTCTCGATAATATCGGTCTTTCCAATATTTAATATTGTTAATTACAGTTAACCATGTTTTTTTACATATTATTTTAATCATTTATTGCCTCCTAGCTTTAATGTTTCTTAAAGTAATGTCATCTTCTTGATTCCACATTAATGGTCCAACATCATCAAACGCGTATACTCCTAATAATTGTCCTAACCTCATGTCTGGATGTTTGTTCCAGAGTCGCTTCAGTTCGAATAATATTTCTTTTATTCTTTCTTGTGGTCTCATTTTTTTACCTCATCTCAGCGTTAAATCTTTCACCGCGGTCTCCTAATCCTTCTACAGAGAATGCAATATTATCGTTAGGAGTTGTGTTCATTTCCATTGAAGTTATTTGACCTCTAATTGTTCTTGTGGTTCCACTTTCATCTTCATATTCTATTTCTATTGTTCCACCTTGAAATGCTGATTGTGTGGTAGAACTTGATGTCGTGTCACTCAATGTATCATATACTGAACCTCACACATCATTATTGGGTTCATTGTTTTCGTATCTTTCTTTAAAATTCATTTTATTTCCTCCTTCGGTTTATTAAACATTATACCTAATCCAATTAGTAATCTACATACAAAATCATAATCTTCTTCTTTAATTTCTATAATTTTCATTCTTTCACCTGTTTAAACGTATATCTTGTCCTGCTATCTTCTAATAATTTAATACCGTTAACCACATACTTGTTTGATTTATGGTCAGAGAAGAGTATTTCGTCGTCTTCAACTCTCTTAAAATACACGTCTGGAGCTCCTATTATGATTTCTTCTCCTATCATAAATAGTTCTCCATCATCTGATTCTTTTACTATTTTTTTAGGCATTGGTCTATTGAATATCCTAAATAAAAACAATAGTGTTTTGTTTAATTTCATTTTAAAATAAACTAACCTCTTCTGATTGTTTGCTTTCTTGTTTAGGCTTACTTTGTTTGCCTGCTGGTTTTATTGCTGAATCTTTTGCTGGTTTACAAAATGATTTTGTTACCTTTGCTTGTCCAAATTCATCATATTCTACGAGTGTCATTACCCACATTTTAAGTCCTTTCATTGCATATACCTCTTGGTGTGCCTATTATTAATTCTTTTGGTACGCAAAAACAATTACATACTATTCCTTGAAAATATTTTTTAAGTTTGCCAAAGTCTATATAGATTGCTTCATCTATAATACAGGAATTTATTTGTTGTCCTGTAAAAACCTTATCTTCGTATCTTGCTCTCCAGTTTACCATAGTTTTACTTCTCCTTGATATTCTGTTGAAACTTCATGCCTTATAGCTACTTGTTGTTCTTGTATTGGCTGTCTTGCTTGTCTTTCAACAGGTCTAATATTAATTGTTTTCATATCGTTTATTATTTTATCTTTTGGTTCATCATCCGCTATTAACCAAAATATTATTCCAAATACTGGTTTAATAATAAATTGTTTTGTTACCGCATATATAAATGCAAAACCTAATATTATTACTGGTATCATCTTTATTCACCTTTAATTTGTAATTTTGCTTCTGCTAGTATTTGTTCATACTTCTTATATGAATTCCAAAGCTCGTAAACAAGCGTATAGTACTCTTTTTCGTCTTTTGCGTATTCGCTTATGTAATCACATATTTTAAAGAAAGTACGCTCAAATCGCTTTAAATCATCGCTAAAATCGATGTCATCAGGCATTTCATACTTGTTCTTTGGTTGGTTCTGTTGAAACCACAATATAGTACTAATTAATTGTTTATATGTACCTATATTAGCATCTACAACTGCTTTTGTGTCAAATTCGGCATCAAAACTCTCACTTAATACTCCTTCTAAATAAAAAGGAATAAACCTGTTTGCTACCGCTTGTGTAAACATCATATCAAAGAATTCTTGACCTCGTTCAACATAGTATAATGGTGGATTATAAATAATACCCAAACTTGTCTTACTAATATCATATTCTTCTTGTGTATCTTCTGTAGCCCTACTTCTCTTGGTATACTTGTTAAAGAATGCTCCTATTGCTAATAGGAATTGTTGCATATTATATTTATCATCTGTTTTTAAGTTACCCATCTCATTAAAAACTAAATATTTATGCTTTAAACTATATTCTAATTTAGCGAATGTAGCCCCATAAATGTTAGCTACACTTCCTAAAAGGTCTCTTAAATTGTTTATTACACAATCTTTTCCAAAACCTCTTTCACTAACTATTCTAAAATTAATTCTTCCAGCCATAGCGGCTACATTAATAATCTTACTTAACTTAAAGTGTATTGGGTTTGTGTGATTAAAATTTGAAAGACTATCTATTACATCCTTCATACTCATTTGTTGTTCAACCGGTATTTTCACACTCCCATATTTTTTAATAAACCAAAATACTTGTTTATTATAATCATACTCGTGTTTGTCACTAACTATTATTGGTAATATATCTAATACTGAATCTTCTCCTGGTAAATCATCTACAAAATATGTGTGTTTACCTTTCTCTAGAAAGTATCCATAATGTTTTGTGTCATCAATTTTAATGGCACGTTTCTTACTAATCACATCATTTATGGTTAACACATTTGCATATAATGTCTCGTTAAAGAGTTGTAAACTGTCATTATGACAGAGATTTTTTACTTTCCATGGTTCTTTAGTCATTTTTTAAACCTCGCTTTATTTTTATCATTTTATCATAAGTATTAATACTATAATTATTCTTTTTTAAATTTTTAATAATAAAGTTCCTATATGCATTATATATTTTATTCATTTTACCTCGTATATTTCTTCTGATAATAATGCTGTTTGATAAAAGCCAAGTTTTTCCTTAGCTTGTTTTAAGTATTCAGGGCTTAATTCACACGCAATACTATTTCTTCCAAGTAATCGTGCTACTTTCATTGTCGTCCCACTTCCTAAAAAAGGGTCAAATACTATATCTCCTTTATATGAATATAATAATATACACCGTTGTACTAATTCATCTGGGTATGGTGCGTCATGCCAGTGAGTGCTTGTTTCAGGATTAATCTTCCACGTGCTAGTTAATAAGTCTTTTGGTATTGGATTATAATAGTTTTTGAAATCATCATATTCACCAATAGTTCGTGTTCCTGGTTTTTTGTAAATCATTAAATATTCTGTATTAATGTTAGCGTGCCATGTCATTGGACGTCCTTTATTCTGACACCAACCACCACATCGTAGTTTAGCCGCCCCATCAGGTTTAACCCATACAACGTCTTCTAAAAATTCATAACCTAATTCCATAAATAGTTTATGTGTATCAAATGGTATTCCAATTCGTAATCCTTCGTGTAATACAGGGCTAGTATTCCAAACTACTATACCACCATCACAAGTTTTTTCATATATGAGGGATAATAATGCTTTTATTTTATTTAAGTAAGCGTCATAACTTTCATTGTTGCCTACATTATTATCTTCTTGATGATATTCTTTAGCGTTATAATAAGGTGGACTTGTTACGGTCAAATGTATCGAACCGTCGTCAATCTCTTTAGTCCTTTCTAAAGTATCTCCTTCATATATTATGTGTTTCATTGTTTCATATATTTTTCTTGATATACTTCCCATAAATCTGTTAATTGTTGTTCAGTTAAGAAGTGTGGGTTTTGACATCCAAACATAAAGAACATTTCTTTGTTTCGTTCACAAGTTCCTAAACCGACTATTTTCTCAAAGTCTTCTAAATATTGATTGTGTGAAAATGAAACACTTTCAGGGGGGATAGTCCCCTCTGAAAGCTTCTTTACTGCATATGTTGTGTAAAATCCACCTTTAGGTGATTTTTTTGGCACTAACATAATTTCTACTTCAACGTCTACTTTTCTTCCTTCTGTTGCAACTAATAGGTTTTCATTTAATTTAGTACTTGGAAAAAATACTACCTCTCCTGTAAATCCTTCAATTACTTGCTTTGTGTCTTTATTATGAACTTTTTGGTTTTCAACATTTGCTGTCCATAAATTCCACGTTCCAAACTTACTTTCCCCAGTTGCTATCGCTTTACCAGATAATAATTTTATCTTTACAGGTACATTTGGTTGTAAATCTCCTGGTTTCCACGTTGGGTCATTTTTTTCTTCATCTTCTGCCATAGTTTTTACCTCACTATTTATTTATTTTCGGTTTTATTTACCGCTATGAATGCGACCATTCCCTTATCTATTTTCTTTTCAGGGACTGCAATTATATCAAACGGTTCCTCTAACTTTTCTTTAGAAATAAAACATATTCCATCTTCTTTAAGTTTTTTTGTAATCTTCTTATATAAAGACGCCATATCTTTAAATGTTTCTGTAACACTTTCGTCCACAGAACCAATTTGATTTATTTCTTTTTCCATTACTTCGTCATTTTCCATGTTATTCACCTGTTAATTAAGAGAAAGGGGGGATACTAAAATGGAGATGATAGTTGCATATTAAAATACGAGGTCCCTTTCTCTTTAAATGTTATTTGTAGAACTGAAAAGTTGAATAGCATCCTTACTATTACTAAATGCTTTCATTACAATTTTTTGTATTTCTCCCGGTTCAAAAGAACTAAAACTTGAATGGTTCTCAAGCCACTCTTTATATTCTTTAGGGGAAAATTGTTTTTCCATATGTTCTACCTAATTAATTATTGTATGTTTGTTTATACTATATTATAGGTAACTTCTACTATATAAATCTTTCGGTGTCATTATTCAGTGAATATTAAGTCTTAAAGACGGACTACCTGAATCTTATGCTAAAGAGGTTGTAGCTTAACGCACGAAGGTAACGCTGGGATAAGCATATATTTTCCAGTTCGTTATTATCCATTTATATGTCGCGTTGTATCATTAGATACTTCACCGAATTTAAGTATGTTTTGGGGATTTTAACCCCGGTCTCTAAAGAGAGTATGATTTAAGTTTTTGATTTATATCCTCTAGCTACTTTTTTACGACCACCACTCTTCTTAAAATTGTTTTCTCTATGATGTTTCTTTTCGTGTGCTGACCGATTTGCTTTTGATATTACTTGAAGATTACTACGTCTATTATCTTTGCTGTCCCCGTTTTTGTGATGTACTAAACTACCTTTAGGTGCTTTTGTTTTTTCTCTATATGAACGTCTACCATCTTTATATGCTGGATTTTTACTTCCTGCCATAGCTTTAGCAATCTTACGTTTTGTTGCAGGTGTTTGACTACGACCCAATTCTTCTTGTGTTTTAACCATTATGTCCTCCGTAATAATGAACGGGAATATTTCATTTGAATACTCCCTAATTGTTTATTTAGCAGTTACCTTTCTTTCCGCCTTTCTTCTTTCCTACTCCTTTTCCTAATTTTAGTCCTGTTCTTTTTCCTAATCCTAGTCCTTTTCCTTTCCCTCGACCATCTCTTGGTCCTGTTGAACCTTTTCTAGGTCCTGTTTTGTCTCTATTTGCCATGTTTTTTCCTCCTAAAATGTTCTTAAAGTACCTCTGGAACGACCCATGGGACCGCCCGGAATAGTATGTTCCCTATTTTCCAGAGCCAACCCACTTTTTGATGCGTCCAAAGACCCATCCTCTAATCTTACTTCCTTTATTGGTGGCTCCACTTTCTGTGGCTCTACTTTTTGTTGTGGAGCCTGCTGAAAATCTGTAATTTTAATAGTTATTTCCAGGTCTTCATCTAATCCTTTAATTATTTCTGCTCCCTTATATTTTGCTTTAATTAATTCTTTAATATCTTCATTTTCTAATATTAGTCTTACTATTTTAAGTCACCCCATTCTCTTTGTCCTGTCATAATTTCTACTATGACTTCTTCATAATCATTAGCCCACGTATTAGTTTCTTCATATATTATATGGTGTAATAGTTCGTGGGTTATTATTTCTGTCATTGAATTTATAATTGCCAAATCTGGACGTTTACGAAATTCAACAGACTTTAAATTAATATCTATTATTCCATATGCGTATTTGTATACTGCGTTAATATTATTTTCTTGTCCTATCTTATTTAAAAACTTTACTTTTTTGGATAATCCTAATCCATATTTATATCGTAGTTTATAATCTTTCATTCTTTTACCTCTTTCTTAATTCAAAATTAGCTTTATTATATAATGTTTCCTCCAATTTTGATATGATTTTGTGGTTTATCAAGTTATCATAGCTTAAAATAACTTGTTCTATGTCATTATAATTCCTAATAAATTGTGCAATAGCTTTTAAATCCCTATATCTTTTTCCTTGTTTATAGTATTTATTAGTTATTGGATTAATTTTTTTTAGGTAATAGTAACCATCGTCTCTGGTTAGTAGTCGGTTAATCATGTTAATTTATATGGGTCATCACAATCTACGAAAATAATCATATCTTCATATTTGTCCAAATATTCTTTGGTTTTTTTCTTTTCGCTATCTCGTATTTCCACAAAAGGTGATGGTATTTCAGGAATCACTACATCAACTATCTTCCCTTCTAATAAGTGAACCCGTGTAAAAAAGGTAAGGTTATTATCATTGGCCCATTCGCATACATCGTTTACTAATTGCCTGTGGGCTTTTGTTGTCCCTGGGTCATGATTAATAATTCCTTGACTTCTCTTGATACTTAGGTTGAAATATTTCCTTGAATAATCGTTAATCTCTTTTTGGCTCATCATCGTATCTGTTTCTCCAATAGTCTATTGGAACACCATTTTCGTGTCTCCAACAACATCTATGGTCGAATGCACTATCTTCCATTAATTCTTTTAATTGTTCTAGTGTAATCATTTTCTTATCCGGCGTTATTCTGTGTACCTTTAATTTAATGCTGCCCATATAATGTTACCGCTATCATTGATAACGCACTTATGTACCATAATACTTTAGTTATTATTTGTTTTTTTGTCATTTTTCATTTTTATGTAACTCCATATGACAATCTGTACATAATGTTATTCCATTATTTAAATCCCATAATTCATTACATTCTTTAATTTGGTTATCGTTTTCAATATTAAAATTTATTATTATATTACTAAGGTGATTAATATGATGAGCGTGTAAATATGTACCACGCGTTCTACAATAATTACAGGTGAAATTGTCTTTTTTATATACTTCAAATCGCCATTTCTTATATTCTGGACTATTTCTTATTTTTCTATTTATGGATTGATGCGCTCCTCTGTATTTAGGATTATTTATTCCTGATTTAAATCCTGCATCTCTTGTTATCCCATATTTTCTTAATCTATTTCCTATTGTTGGTCCTGATGTATTAAATATTGAACCTATTTTTTCTAATGATAAGCCTTCTTTATATAATTTTATAATTTTTTCTTCATCTAAATTTAATATGTTGTGTGGTTTTAGTTCTTTTCTCCACATATTTGTACATTGAATACTACAAAAATGCCTTTTTTTAGCGAATCTTAATGGCATAACCGTTTTTTGTTTACAATAACCACATATAAATGTTGTCATTACGGTTTTTCTATTTCTTATTCTTTTTTGTTCTGTTTCCATAGTATAATACTTTTTATGTGGCAGCATTTGACGTTTTTAACATTTGGACAATTGCAAGTGTATATGTCCTTTTCTTTATCATATCTAATTTCCCACATGCCTGTTGAGCCTTCTACTACCCACATTTCTGCATATGCGGTGTTTAATAAAGGATATATTTTCTTATTTTTAATATATTCTTTGGCTTTTTTGTCTGACTTCATCTTTATACCTTTATATAGTGAACTTCTACTATTTAAACCTTTCTACCCTTTATAAGCTTTTTGTTTATGAAATCTATTAATTTGTTAAATAATATGTCCTTTTTAAAGACATCTACTGAAACCGTGATTTTTTTGTCATATTCATACATTGTTTGTATTGTCCAAGCGTCACAATCTATGTAATACATTTCTTCGTCTATTTTTTCACCAATATCTTTAATTAACCACATCATCCGGTGTAACTCTGATATAGGGGTTGGTATGTTTGGTTTCTTTACTTCTATATCGTATGTATCTATTAATTTGTAAGTTCCTAGATTAGATTTGAATCTCCATATGTTGAACATAAAGTTTGGGTCTATACTACCCGTTCTATTTTCGCGTCTCATTTTTTAACTTCCTTCTATTTCTATTCTGGCTTTTTCTAATTTGTCTTCAAATTCTTCTCTCATAGTGTCTTCATCCATTGATAACGTTCCATTATCTGTTTCGTTGAAGTATACTGGTATTCTTATATCTTCCATTTTTATTACCTCTATTGTTTGATTTTGCTCTTGTGGTTGTACCACAACTCCAAATATTATTACAAGCGTCATTAACGTAAGGAATATTATTACTGCGGCTGAAACCGCAATAGTTTCTTTATTGTAAGATATCCAACGTGTAACCTCACCATAAACGCCGTGTATAAATCTCCCTATATTTTTTAAACGTTTTTTATTCCTTTCGCTTAAAGGGGGTCCTTCATATCTACGCTTCCACGTTTGGTTGTTCATCTTCTTTCACAACTCTATGACCTATTGAACAAGTGTCACATAACCAACATATTTCTACTTCTAGGTCTTTACACACGGTCATTACGCCATCTGTTCCACTAATATTTACCAGTAAGTAATCACTTCTATGTTCTATATAAGCTTGTCCTATTGGTTTTTTAGTCATTGGTTTTCCACAATCTGGACAGGGTGTATTTCCTTTTTCAAAGTTTGGTCCACCTTGATATGGGATTAGTTTTCCACCTGTCTTGACATATGGTACTAATAAGTTTATTTTTTCTTCTTTCATTCTTGTACACCTTCTATATAAATTATTGTTCCATCATCAAATTCTATTCGGGGTTCTTCTGAGAATACTTCTATTTTGTATCCTTCACCACTATCGAATAAGGTTTCAATTCTTTCTCTTTCTTCATAGTTTAGTTTATTCCATGGTATCATTCTTTCACCTTCTTCTTTTTTGGTAATTTTATTTCTTTTATTATATCACAATTTCCAACTAATCTTGAATAATGTTCTTCTATATCCACACCATTTGTTTTACATTGTGGACAATTATACATTACGTGCCTTCTTCTTTCTCCTATAAAATATTCGTCACAATCCATACAATAACAAAGGTATAACTTACGCTTTATTATTCTTACTGGCATTTTAGCCAATATTTGTCTTATGGCTTCAACTTCGCTTCTTTCTTTGGATGTCATTTTTCATATCTCTTTTTCCAAGATGGTTTATTATGTTCACATCTTGGGTCTAAACATTTTGTAGCATTACCATTTAATATACAAATGTGAGTTTTACAATAATTACAGGTACAATCATTTTGTTCTGTTCTCATTATTGCCTCTCATATTGGTTTTCATTTGCTCTTGCTATTTTTTCTTTAAGTTGCATATTGGAAGGAAATTCCCATACGTCTGGCGCAATTTCGAATTCTCTTAATTTTATTCCTTCATTATCCCAATCCTTTTTAAAATCATTTATCCCGTCGTGTATAGTATATGTTTTAGCACCTATTCTAATATTTGTCGGTATAATATCTTTCGCTGCGTTTCCAATTGACCTATAAAAGTATTTTACTGGTCCTAATTGTAATAAGGATAACAAAATCAATATTAGTATTATGTTTTTAAATAGGCTCATTTTTATTTATACCTTTCTTTCCATTGTATTATTAAGTCCATGACGTCTTGTGATATGCAGGTTATATGACCGTTTTTTCCATATTCAGCGCCACCACTATTATTTATTTCATCATCCATTTCACAAGAACACCTATCATCATCTTGCCATTCAAATTCCACTAATGTCCCACAATTCATACATTCATAACATCGTTTGCCTATAAACCATTTTTCCCCTCTACCTTCTGCACTATTTTCATTCATTTTTTAACCTTAACATTGGCAATCATCTTTTCTACCCGTTTATCGCTTTTAAACTCCTCTATTCCTGCGCATTTGTCAAAATGTGAGCACCAACGACATAGTTTCTGCTCTTTTTTAGGGTAATCTTCTATCTTATCCGATTTTGTTTTAGCATCTGTATCTTTTACCACATCTATTGTGTCGCTTATTAGGCCCGGCGTTACTCTGGTTATGATTTCTTCTCCGAATCGTAAGAATATAACACTGGTAAAATCTGGTAGTTGTCCTTCATTTTCTTTATATAAAAGGGCATAAATACCACATTGTAGAAGGTAATCATATTTAAGTCCAACACCATACCTGTTGCTGGTCTTATAATCTGCTATTGTTACGGTGTTATCGAAATCTTTATTTATTCTATCTACAAACCCACATAGATTAAAGGTTGCACTTTTATAGAATTTCTCTCTGAATTTGGGTTTTAATAAGTTGTATGCGTGTCCTAAATCTTTTGCTTTTCCGGCATATAAATAATATTCTAGTTTGGTTTGAAAACCTCTTAAATATATGTCTAACATATTGTAGCAATCTCCTTTTTCAAGTTCTTCTAATTCTGGAGCCATTTTTAGTGCGTCCAATTCTGGTTTCTTTTCTGCCCATTCTTTATCTAATAGGTCAAACATTTTTTTCTTCATATCTTTTTCATATCTTCCAAAGAATTTTTCTAGACAGGAATGAACTACATTTCCTTTAATTAAATGTATAGAAGGTTCTTGGGGTAATCTTAATACATAATTATAATAGAATTCTCGTGGACATTTTCTAAATGTGTTGATACTGGAGGCAGAAAGACGAATCCCCTCATATTTATCTGTTTTCTTTTTTTCGTTGGTCATATATATCACTCCGTTTATTTATTTTAAAATAATGTTTATTATTTTGGTATTTTTCTGTTGTTAAAGTATGATGATTTGGACATAGTATACATAGGTTATCTATATCGTGATTAAATCTGTCTTCACTTATATGGTGACATTCAACTACTTTATCCCACCCACATATTTCACATGCGTGTCCATATTTGTTTAAGGCTTTTTCTCTATCATATATGCCTGGTTTTATACCGTATGCTCTTGAATGTGGTTTT